CCAATCGGCATACCTTACTGGTTTGGTTTTAACGAGATTGTCACTGGCAACAGCACCCTGTCTGCTGTGCGCATGGCCGTCTCTGGCCTGCACGCCAAGTACATCTCCAAGACTGGTGTCGAACCCAAGCTGATTGGTGGTCGTGCTCCCAAGAGCAGTGCTGAGAAGTTTGAGTCGACGGCTCAGCTGGTTGAAGCAATGAAGGATCCCCGTTATGCGGCAGATCCTGCATACAGACGGAAGATTGAGGAACGTCTTGCCAGGTCCTCTATCTTCTGATTGAGAGGAAAGCCCGGGCCCCGCAAGGGGCCTTTTTTATTGCCTTGCCTTGTGTCTACACTTCAGTCACCTAGACCTTCTCACGGAAACGACGGCCCTCTGCGGAGGACACCCCCAGTGGAAGGAGGCGAGGTCGGGGTAACAACCCAACTTCTCTAGGAGTACAGCAATGGCTGCCCCTAATTTTGACGCTTCGCGTCTTGGCCTCATTAACAACGCCGGTGGCGGTTCCTGGGCTGGCGATAACGCCATGTTTCTCCAGGTGTTCGCTGGTGAGGTTCTGACCGCCTTCCGTAAGGCGACCATCTTTGAATCTCTGCACACCGTGCGGACCATCAGCTCTGGCAAAAGTGCCAGCTTCCCCCTGATTGGCCTCAACAGCGCTGCCTACCATACGCCGGGCACCATGCTGACCGGTACTCAGGTCAAGCACGCTGAGGCTGTCATCAAGATCGACGACAAGCTGGTGTCCAACGTGTTCGTGGCCGACATTGACGAGGCCAAGAACCACTACGACGTGCGCGCCCCCTACTCCACCGAGATGGGCAACGCTCTCGCCTACACGTTTGACAAGAACGTGGCTGCGATGGTTGCCAAGGCCGCTCGTACTGCCACCAACTTCAACACCGACCTGCCTGGTGGCACCCGCATCAAGATCGTGGCTGCCTCCAAGTCCGCGATCACCGGTGCTCAGCTGGCCACTGCGCTGTTCAGCGCAGCCCAGAAGATGGACGAGAACAACCTCCCCGAGAACGACCGCTATTGCGTGCTTGCTCCGGCCGAGTACTACAAGCTCGTCCAAGAGACCAACGTGATCAACCGTGACTGGGGCGGTGCTGGCGCTTATGCCGACGGCACCGTGCTGCGCGTGGCTGGCATCACCATCCTCAAGTCGAACCACCTGCCCACCACCAACCGGACCAGCACCACCGGTGAGCAGAACGACTACACCGCCAACTTCACCGACTCTGTCGCCCTTGCCTTCAACAAGATGGCAGTGGGTACCGTGAAGCTGATGGATCTGAAGATGGAGCAGACCGGCTCTGACGTCCACGCCCTCTGGCAGGGCACCTTCATGGTTGCTTCGATGGCTCTGGGTACCAACATCCTGCGCCCCGACTGCGCCGTGGAGATCTACACCGCTACCAGCTGAGCGGTTCTACCGGGGGCCCTTCGGGGCCCCTTCCCCTTTCTGAGTTGACCGATGGCACTGGCTCGTACCACCTACCTGGAAGCGATTAACCGCATCCTCCAGATGATGGGAGAGGCACCCATCAACAGCCTCAACGGCCAATACGGCCTTGGTCAACAGGCCGAAGAAATGCTCAAGGACGTCAGCCGCAAGGTGCAAAGCGACGGCTGGTCCTTCAACACCGACTACGAACGGGAGCTGGTTCCTGACACTGTCACCAAGGAGGTGGCAGTTGGAGCCAACGTCAGCCGGGTTGTGGTCGATCCCTACAGCTACCCGTCACTGGACGTGGTGCAGCGCGGCAGCAAGCTCTACGACCGCCGGGCCAACAGCTACCAGTTCACGGACAAGTTCAAGGCTGACATCACCTACATGCTGGAGTGGGAGGAGCTGCCTGAGCACGCCCGCCAGTACATCGCCGTTAAGGCTGGCCGGCACCTGCAGGAATCCATCCTGGGCAGCGCAGACCTGACCCGGATCAACATGGGCATTGAGGCCGAGGCACGGGCTCTGTTCCTGGAAGAGGAGACCTACGTGAGTCAGAACAATATGCTCCGTGGCAATCCGAACCACACCGGCGTATTTATGACCTACATGCCCAGCCGGGCCCTGCAGCGTTGAGCCATGCCTCTTGTCAGCAGCTCCATCCCCAACCTGATCAATGGGATCAGTCAGCAGCCGGCTGCCTTGCGCCTGGCTTCTCAGGCTGAGCAGGTCGTCAACTGTATGCCGAGCCCTGTTGAAGGGCTGAAGAAGCGGCCTCCGGCCTACAACATCGGCAAGTTGTTTGCTGGTAGTGCCGGGGCCAACCGTCCTTTCACCACCATCGTTGACCGGGACGGCACGATCCAGTACCTGGTGATCATCCAAGACAACGCCATCAAGGTGTTTGGCATGGATGGGTCGGTAAAGACCGTTGCCACGCCTGATGGCACCAGCTATCTGGACATTACGGGTGAACCCAGCAACGTGTTTCGCGTTGCCTCGGTGGCGGACTACACCTTCATCGTGAACCGGGAAAAGACGGTGGCCATGGCGGCCGACTTGTCTCCCGACTGGGGCACCAAGTCCATGGTGTTCATCAAGGCGGCGGATTACAGCACCACCTACAGAATCAACGTCAACGGCACCGAGGCCAGCTACACGACCCCTGCAGTGGGTAGCGGCACTCCAGACACCATCACCATCGCAAGCCAGCTGGCGGGCCTCTTGGCTACTGCTACGTCGCTGAATCCGGTGGCCACGACCTTGACGTCTTCTTCGTCGGGCCACAGCACCACCAGCATCAACTTTGCCAGCACCACGGGTGTGGTCGCTGGCCAGTACCTGACTGATGCTGCTGGCTCCATTCCCAAAGGGGCCCGTGTCACTGCGGTCACGTCGACCACGGTGACTTTCTCGCCCGCGGCCTCGGCCAACATCCAGAACAACACTGCCATTACGTTCAGAACGGCCAATTACGTCATCGTTGCGTCCGAGTACATCGTTCGGATTGAAAAGGCCGACGGTGGCGCCTACACCCTTTCCAGCAGCGACACCAAAACATCTGAGGCAACCAGCGCCATCAAGGGCACCATCAACGACATCACCAAGCTGCCAACCATTGCCGAGCATGGGTTCACGGTCAAAATCCAAGGCAGCAAGACCACTGGCGCCGACGACTACTACGTGAAGTTTGAGGCCGCGGCCGGCAGTGGCTTTGGTCCTGGTGTCTGGAGGGAAACCGTGGCTCCAGGCATTGTCTACAAGTTCGATGCCACGACCATGCCCCATGTGCTGGTCCGCGAGAGCAACGGCACCTTCACCTTCAAGAAGTTCGACTGGTCCGCCCGTATTGCCGGTGATGCCACCACGGCACCTGAGCCCACTTTTGTCGGCAGCAAGATCCAGAACGTCAACCTGTTCCGCAACCGCCTTGCCCTGCTGGCGGATGAGAACGTCATCCTGTCTGCAGCCGACAGCTACGACCGCTTCTGGCCTGAAAGCGTCCAGACGGTGGTCGACAGCGACCCTATTGACCTGACGACTGGCGGCCGGGAGATCAACTTCCTGGTCAGCAGCTTGGCCTTTGCCAACGTGCTGCTGCTGTTCAGCCGCCACGGCCAGTTCCGCTTGGATAGCGGCACCACGTCCGCCCTGGCTTTGACCCCCAAGTCGGCCACCATCACGCCGATCACCACCTTTGAGATGACCGACGACGTCGACCCCGTGGGGGTTGGCCGGACGATCTACTTCTCAGTGCCCAAGGGTGACTTCACCGGCCTGCGGGAGTTCTTCCTGCCTGATGCCAGCGGCCCTATTCCTACGTCGGAAGAGGTGACGTCCTCGGTGCCGCGGTTTGTCCCGCAAAACCTTTGCAACCTGATCGCCACCACGTCTGAGGAGACGATCCTGGCCATCAGCAAGGATCAACCCAAGCGCGTCTATCTCTACAAGTTCTTCTTCCAGAGCGACACCAAGCTCCAATCCGCTTGGTCCTACTGGGAAGTGAAGGGCGACAAATCGATCATTGGCGCCGACCTGATCGACAGCGACCTGTATCTGGTTGTCCAATACAGCGACGGCGTGTACCTGGAAAAGGTGATCCTGCGCCCTGAAAACGTCGACACCGGCACCAGCATCGAGATCCTGCTGGACCGCAAGACGACTGAGGCCAGCTGCTCGGTGGCCCTTACTAATCCTGCAGGCCTGGACGTCCAGAGCACCATCACCCTGCCGTACCCGATTGCGGCCAACAGCACGATGGTGGTCGTCGGTCGCTACTTCGCTGGCAACACCGTCCAGCATGGCCAGGTCATCGTTCCCATCAGTCAGACCTTGACTGGTGGCACTGGTGGCAACGGCACCCTGGTGGTCCGCGGCAACCTCACCAACGCCAAGTTCTATGTGGGTGAGTTGTACGACATGCTCTACGAGTTCAGCACCCAGTACTTAAAGGAGCAGCCCCCTGGCGGCGGCATTGCCGTGGTGGGTGGTCCCAAGCTGCAGCTGCGGACCTGGACGATGATCTTCGACCAGACCTCCCATTTTGAGATCAAGGTCACGCCTCGTGGCCGCACCACTTACACCTATCCGTACAACGGCATCCACCCTGGCGACGGTGACCTACTGGGCTCGCCTGGCATTGCTACCAGCAAGTTCCGCGTACCTGTGATGACGCAGAACATTGACGCCAAGATTCAGATCGCCAGCAGCAGCGCCTTACCCTGCAGGCTGCAGTCAGCTGAATGGGAAGGGTGGTATCACACCAGGGCAGGGCGCATGTGACTGGCCACACCAGGCCATCGGTCGTCGCGGACATCCTGCCCGTTGCCACCGCCATGCGGACAGAAGATCAGGCTGAGGTCAAGGCTGGCTGCGGTCAGACCCCAGCCGAGGCCTTGCTGTTCTGTTACTTCAAAGGTTCTCCGTGCATGACAATGCTGGGCCGTAGCGGCAAGCCAGTGGGCATGTGGGGCGTGGTTGACCAGGGCGATGGTTTGGGTCGCATCTGGCTGCTGGCCACTGACGAGCTGGTCACCGACAAGCCCAACAGCATCCAGTTCTTACGGCAGGCAAAGCCATGGCTTAAGGCCATGCTTGAGCGGTACGACGTACTGTTCAATTACGCCGATGCCCGCAACGAGGTCCACCTCAAGTGGCTTCGGTGGATGGGCTTTACCTTCATCGCAAAACATTCAAACTATGGGCATGAAGGTCGGACGTTTCTGGAGTTCGTGAGGATGAGCCATGTGTGAACCCGTCTCGATCACCCTTGGTGTTCTAACGGCTGGTCTTGGCATTGCTCAGAGCGTTGCGTCCTATCAGCAGGCCACACAGAACGTCGAAACTGCCAACGCTCAGGCCCAGCAGGCTTACAACTTCCAGCAGATTCAGGCTGGTTCTGCCCGTGCTTTTGAACAGCTGAGGGCTCAGCAGCAGGAAGCAATCATGGAGCAAAACCGCTTCCTGGCTGATCGGGCCTACGAGAACGACATCTCTCAGCTGAACCTGCGGTTGATGCAGGAGCAGGAAGCCGCGGCCCAGAAGGCAAGGCAAACGGCCCTGCAGGGAGCACAGGCAAGGGGTGAGATCAGAGCCACCGGCCGCCTTGGTGCCACGGTCGACAACCTGATTGCTGACTACTACCGGCAGCAGGCGGCCTTCGATTACGCATCAGAGCGGAACCTGGCCTTTACGACGGCTCAGGTGCAGCAGCAAAAGATGGGCGCCGCGGCCCAGCGTGGCAGCCGACTGGCCAGCCAGCAGCCGTACCTGCAGCAGCCTGTCATTGACCCGATTGAGCCGATCTACCAGTCGGCACCCAGCAGCACCCCGTACATCCTGCAGGGCGCTGCTGCTGCCCTTAGTGGCGTGCAGACGGGTATCAGCACCGCTGGCGCTATTGGCAAACTCAAGGCGGCTCAACCGCCAGGCCTGCCCAAGCTCACCGACATACCGACTGGGGCAGGCTCGGGCACATCTTCCTGGGCCTACGGGGCCAACATTCCCAAGTTCTACTAAGGCGCCATGGCACGCATCTCCACTGGTCAGACCTTCGGTGAAACCGGCCGGGTCACGTCGCCACGGACCATTGGCGCCGCTGAGCAGATGGCAACGCCAGGGATGCTGGCGCAGTCGACGCTCAGCCAGCCAGCTATCCAGCCCCAGGCCGAGCCGGTCAATCTGTACCAGCAGGTAGGAGCACCGACGGTTGGAGGCCCGCCGAAGATCTTTGCTCCGCCTGAACTGCCTGCTGCCAGCCAAGACATGGCCAACCTGGCCAAGGCCCTGGGCAGTTTCAACCCAGTCCTGCAGACCTTTGGCGAGCAGTACGTCGAGAAGGCCAAGCTCGATGACGCACGGGCCAAGCTGGTTGGTCAGCAGTTTGCTGTTGACCTACAAGCCAAGTTCCCTGGCCAGCAGCTGGCTCAACTGCGCGACCAGCTGTACGTCAAGGCTCAAAGCGGCGATCAGGCCGCGGCTGAAGCCTACGCCAAGGTTCAGGCACTGAGCCCGCTGCAGCTGGCCTACGCCAACCGGTACAACAACAAGGCTCTGCTGCAGAGCGACATCAATACCGCCGCTGGTCGTTTTAACCAGATGGGCGACATCGGCGGCACCCCTCGGGATCAGATTCCCTTGGGTGATTCACGGCTGCAGGCAGCGCAGGTCAGCCTGTTCCGCATCCCCAACGACCCGGTCCTGTATGCGGAAATGGCCCCGCAGATTGAGGCCAAGTACGCGGAGATGAACCGCCAGCAGACCGCTGACCATTTGGCTTACAAGGAGCGCAACGCGTCGACGGCCAGCCAAAACGCCATGACCAGCCTGTTCACTGCACAGCAGGTGAACCGGGCCGGTGCCATTGCCGACTTGTCCAACCAGGCAACAGCAGCTCGTCGTGACCTTGGCATCGACGGCTATGAGCGGTGGAAGAGCAACGCTGGTGATCGGCTGATTGCTGCTGTCATGGCTGGCAGCATTGGTTCTGACGGCAAGCTGGACCTCAAGCGGTTCCAGTACCTGGCTGGCGAGGCCAATGTCATCTATAGCTCCATCCAAGCGGGGCCCAATGGCGAGCTACTGGTCAATTCACTGAAGGACAAGACGGGTGCAGCTGCTCAGCTTGACTTCACCCAAAAGCTGATGGGGGCCTACCAAGGCTTCAACGAAAAGGCTGAGTACTTCGACAAGGAGAAGGGCGAAGACGTTGGCGCAGGACTTGTCGCCAAGTACCGCCTGAATGACCCGACGCTGTCCCCTGCCGAGCAGGAGCAGAACAGCGCCATGGCGATGGCAGAGGCCACTCAGCTGCCGGTTGACCAAAGGCCTGGCGCAGTGTCGGCCGTGAGAAGCGCATCGGAGTCTGCCCGC